AACGAAGACCCATCAAAAAAACCACCTCTATTGAACTTAGGTTCGCTAATGGGTGGTTCGGCAAATAGACCTTCGGATACAATATTTCCAGATAAAGGTAACCCACCGGTTAGCAAAGGTACATTGCCTACCGAAGTGGGGGACCATACAAATTTAAAATATGCAGTTGAAAGTGGTGTAGATTATTTTGTAAGTAAAGCTCCGATGGGACCTAACGCACTTTCGGGCATATTAAAGGGAGATTTAAATCAAATTGGTACTAAAGCAGTTGGAGCTGGAATTAGTGCAGCTAAAAAAGCAATAGGTAAAGCAATAACCAAAACTTTAACTAAAAATAGAAAACAAAATAAAAAGCCTGAAACAAAAGAAGGTAAGGCTGGTAAATTATATGCAGGTGGAATAAAATCAGGAGACGGAGATGTTACAAAAGGTAATGTTAAAAATTCAGAATATTTTACTACATATACGGCTACTACCAATCAATTTACAAATAGGATTCAATATGTAGCTGATAAAGCTCAAGAAAGGAAATCTGATAGTGGATACATAGATTTAGACTCATTTAATCAAAATATATTACAAAATGGTATTATTTTTAAAGATGATGAGTTAGATGGTAGATTAAATAATTCAAAATTAGGTGCAAGTTTTATTAAAATAAAGCCATATGGTACAAATCATACACTATTGTTTCCTGCCGTAATAAGTGGAATTAGTGAAGATATATCACCTGAGTGGAGTAATTTTAAATATTTAGGTTCACCATTTAATGTATATCGTTATCAGGGAGTAGAGAGAAGTTTGAAATTTGAATTTAAATTATATTATATAGATGATGCATCCAAATTAAGTATGGTTTCAAATTTAAATTCATTAAAAGAATTAACATTCCCATATAGTGAAGTATCGCATATAAAATATGCAAATAAAGATGTGGCATTAGCGTTTTCTCCAAATTTAATAGAATTATCAATCAATGGATTATATGAAAAAATATTTGGATTTATTGATAGTTTATCTTTTTCAATCGATGATGCTACTAGTTGGTCAACAACTGACCCTAATATGGTAGGAACTGGTGATTCTACTCAATTGTATCCAAGTGTAATAAATGTTTCATTTTCAATGAAGATAATAGAAAATCCTCAATTAGCAGACCATTTGACAAAATCTGATACAAAAGTATATAGATACAATTTTGATGGATTAAATGTCAATACAGCAACCGTTAGAGCGGAAACTAAAGAACTTGAGCAAAAAATAAAAGAAATGATTGATGCAAAAAATAGAGAAAGACAACTTAACTTTCAAGAACCAATAATTGCACCTGAAATAACATAATAATGGCAAGTAGATACACATATAGTGAAGTATTAAAAACAAAAGAAACAAATAAGCAGTATTTGGAATCAACTATATATCCAAAAATAAAAGCTAAAGATAGTGATATGTACATTATATCAGAAGCTGGTGATAGATTGGATTTATTAGCATACAAATATTATGGTGACCAAACTCTTTGGTGGGTTATAGCAACTGCCAATAATATAAACGATGCAACATTTTATGTAGAAGAAGGAATTCAACTTAGAATACCATCTGATATAAACGCAATATTGACCGATTTACAAAAAATAAACAAATAAGTTATGCCATTTCCCTACTTAGCACCATTAAAAGATTGGATAGTAGATGTATTAGAGGATAGAGAAAAAAATCCAAATGATACAAATCTAAAAATGCCTTGGGCAATAATGGCATCCGGAGCATTGGTTGTTAAAACTGATGCAAAAGATGATACTGCTGAGAAAAAAACCAAAAAGTTTAAAGATTTAATAGCTGGAACAACTCCTGCATCTAATGAATATTATGGTTGTATAATTAGAAATGAAATAGATAGAGATTTAAATTATCAAACTAAAGAAACCATAGTTGGTACTGATTTTTTTGGTACACCAATTAAAGTTGAAGGTGAATCGAATCGTAGAATATCTGTTCCTATAATAGAATCGATTGAAATTGATACCGATGGTGCAAATAATACATTAAAAACAGCAACTATAAATGTTAGATGTTTTTCTTTAAAGCAATTTGAAATGTTTGAATTGTTTTTTTGTAAGCCAGGTATGAATGTGTTACTTGAATATGGAGATAGTACTTTGGATAGAAAAAAGTATTCTACAAATACAACAAAAAACCCAGAAGCTCAAACCGCATTTACAAGTACATCTCAAGTAAAAGACCAACTAATTAATAAAACAGATTATAATACTTTTGTAGATAAATTTTCTGATTTTTATAGATTCAACACAACATCTCTTAAATCATTTCAAAAGCATATTGAAAAAAGTAGAGGTACATATGATATGGTTGCTGGAAAAGTAACCGATTATTCATTTTCAATAGATGCAGATGGTACATATCCTGTTAGAATAGAAGTATCACAAGGTAATCAGATGTCATTAGCTATTCCAATTAATATTGGTAATAATGAATCTAATGTAAAAGTTAATGATAAAAATAAGCCGGATGAGTTTACTCAATGGAAAGAATTATTGATATCCGATTTAAATTTAAATAAACTTGATATAACAAAGGATGCATGGCAAAACGAATTTTTTAATTGGGGAAAGGTAAATGAATCCAAAAAAGATGAAACAGCTTCGTTAGATTCATACATTTCTTTACGATTTATTTTAAAAATATTAATGAACTATTCCTTAGATAACTCAAAAGGATACGATGAAGCAACCTTTAAATTTGATATACCAAAATATAAAGTAGGTGGTACTGAAGAAGAATTTATTCCTATAAAAATCCATAAAAACTTAATATCATCATCAGAGGATATAATATTTCCAAATAATAAGTTGGTTAAATTTTCAGCACCTGTAAAGGGTAGTAAAGAAAGTAATGTTGTATTAATTTCTGATAAAACAGAAACAGCTGCAATAAATGGATACTCAATTGAAGAGTCTAGAAAAGTTACAATGCCTAAAGCAGATGGTACTGGGGAAATAGAAATAAATCCACTTGTAGATAAAAGTGATTTGAGAAACGGAAATGCTTTAAACATATTTATAAAGTATAAAGTAATTGTACAAATTTGGAGAGCATCTTATACTAGATTAGATTTTATAGATGGTATATTAAAATTATTAAATACAAACTCATATGGATTATTCAGATTAGTAAGAGGTAGCGTAGTTGAAGTTTCAACTGCAAGTATATTAGATGTAAAAAGTATAAATGGTGCAAACGAACCGGTTGATAGTATTTATAGATTTAAACCTACTACTATACGCTCGATAGTTAGAGATTTTAGTTTTAATTTTGAAATGAGTAACTTAGTAGCTGGTAGAACAGTATTTAATGCTCAAAGATTTTTAGTGGAATCATTAAAAAAGTTACCGGCACCTGACCCTCAAAAGCCAACCGACCCAAATGTGAAAATACCTTTACCGGAAGATGCTTTCAAAAATTTTGATAATTCATTATTTAGTAATGCAGATGGGTACTATTCAATTAATAAAATTGATTTAAAAGCATTGGAAAAAAATTGGGAAGAAGCTGTTAAAAAAAGAACAACTGCTGAACCTGAAAAAGCCGAAGCAAATGAAGCTAAAAGTATAACAGAACTTATTGAAGAAAAATCTATAAAATTTAAATTTGATAAAAATACTTCAAAAACATTAATTTATGTAGATAGTGAATTTATAAAAAAATCAATAAGTACCGCCGTTGAGGAACAAAAAAGTAGTTTAACACCAATTGAAATTACTATTACTATCGATGGTATGAGTGGATTTAATTGTGGAGAATATTTTAAAATAGATGGTGTGCCTGAAATTTATAATCAAATTGGTGTATTTCAAATTACAAATACAAAACATTCTGTAGGACCGGATGGTTGGAAAACAACTTTAGAAGCTGGATTTAGAATTAATAAATAAGTACCATGTATACAAATATAGCAAACAACTTAGAAATCTTTACTATACAAATTCCTGAAACAATTGTACCAACGCCGACTAATTCGGATTATTCAGTTGGATTCATTAGAAGATACTTTTGCCAAAGAGCAAATGATGAAAATGGTAATGTTTTTGAAATAAGTGAAGAAACACATGATGATTTAAAAACAAATCCATTTTGGAAAGTAGGAGATGTTAAATGGAGAATTACAGGCCCTTTGGATATTGTTTATAAAAATGATGGTGGGATAGATGATATGGGAGTAAGAACTTCAAACAAAGCAGCAATCAGCTTGGCAGTTAGCAATATAAAGAACATCAGTTTATACCTACCAAACATATTACAATTTTACAAATAATATTTTGTAATCTCAATTTTTTTTATTATCTTTGTACTCTATGAACCTAATAGAGTCAAATACCGATTTACAATTACTCAATCCTAAAGATATCACATTAGTGGTGCCGGTATGGAGTTCCCCAAAGGGACATGAGCTGATGTTTCCTATTTCCTTTGTATACATACGAACCAAAGATACGGATTTTATTTTAAATTTCCAACACATAGATGCCGGTTCGGTTTCACAATTCCCAATACACAAACTTTGTAACGAAAATACCCTTGTTTTAGGTAATCGCTATATTCAATCAAAAGGATTGGATTATGAGTGGGTCTACTTTGAAGAGTATGGTAAGTCGTTCATATTCAATGAGTTCGCTGTTGAGGTTTTTAAGGGGCATAGAAGCGACTATATAGAACTGAATGACTGTATCCCTTTGGTGAAATGGTATGAGGTTTTAAAACGAATTCCTGATATACAAAATCGACAGAGTTGGTATCGTATTTATTCAGATTCCATAAAAGAGTTAGGGAGGCTGGAGGGGGCTGGGGTACAAGTCGAAGAAGAAAAATTTATTGATAGTTTTAGCTTCAATCCGGCTTACATTAAGGATAGTAAGGTATACACACAATACAATCCATACACGACTACGGGTAGACCTTCCAATAGACATCTCAATGTAAACTACTC